GCCAGCTAAAGCTCCCCGAGATGGCGTTGCGCGGCAGCGGCCCGCTCATGTTGACTGGCTCGATGTCCCGCGCGAGGATGCAGGGCTGTCCGTACAGCTCGACGTTAAGGGGCCAGCAGTCCGCGCCAAGCTTGGCGGCGATGTCGCTCAAGGTCTGGTTTCCGATCCAGCCGTTTTCCAGCGCCCCGACGGAGCGCTGGATAGCCTTTATCATGCGCACCTCTTCCGAGGTCGAACCCTTGACGTCTCTCACGAGATCACCTCCCACTCGTCGATCTCGCTTTTGATGCGGTCAATAAAGCTGTTTCCGCCGAGGGCCTTGTAGCCGCGGTAGAGATAGAGGAAATCCTCCAGCTCGTACTGTCGGATGGTGCGGTCCTCCCTGTGGCGGTAGTAGGTGTGCAGCATAGCGTGCCGGAGCTGGCATTTGAGCGCGTCGGTCAGTTTGTCCAGCCCGAGCAGCTTGCTCCGGATGGGCTTAATGAGCATCGCCAGCGCGGCCAGAATGACCGTGATCTCCGAGCAGGTCGATGCAACGGTCGATAGGTTCATAGGCATTCTCACTCTATTTCTGTTCGATACTCGATCTGTTTACCTGCCATCGGCGTATTTTTCACCGGTGATCTCCTCATAGTCCTGCGCGCTGAGGATGCCCTTTTTCACGGCGCTGCGCACCATGCCGGCGGTCCACAGTCCTTGCGCGTACCATCTTGCGATTTTTTCTTTCATTTCAGCACTCCATCAGCGTGTCGGTCATCATGGCTGTGTAGGTGGTCTGCGCCTCGATGCGGTCGAGTTGAGTCGGGGCAGGCTCGGGCTTGCCGTCGTCCTCGATGGTGTATTCGCCGTTGTAGGCTTCGGCTTTGGCGATTTTCTCATTACCTTCGCTCCATTCCGAAGTCACCTCAGAGAACAGCTGCTCAATATTTGGCTCGTCTTCCGTGCCGTGGTTGACCTCGGTGCAGAGCTGATATTTGATAACTTTCATGGCGTCTCCTCCTTAGTCCGTGGTTTTGGTGTATTTTACTGCTACATAAGCACCGTAAGCGGAGATATTTTGAGATGTCGTAATTATGATTTGAGTATTATCTGCGTTGATTGCAGTTATTCCCCCAGAAAACGCTCCTACGATAAGAGCTTGGTCTTGAGATTGTCCATAAACAGCAATTACGCTACTGATATTTTGGATATTATGATTTAACCTTTTGGTACTACCATTTGGCAAAGTTCCAAAATAGACTATTTGTGCATACACAGGCTTGCCAAAATACCGCTCCGCGGTTTTGTATTCCACCCCAAGCAGCATAGGCGGGTTTTGGTATTCCATCACGGCCACAAGGGTCTCTCCGCTTGGTAGCGTATCATCAGCGGAAATGAATGTCGGAGTAGCAAGTGTAATCGGATTGTTTCCGCAATTACAAAGTTGCAAATTCCAAGTATTTTCCCCCGCTCCAGATACATAGAGGTCCAAAGCATACGTATCCCCAATTGCAACGAGCCGTGCATTGGAAATATATGGAACGCTATTGTTTTTACCAGCGCTCCTCAAACATTGGAGTCTTCCATGTGTATTGGGAGTTGAAGATACGCCTAAGAGCAACTCGGACGGGCCTCCGTTCGCCCATGCATGGGAGACTGTAAGATACCCACTTGTGTTGAAGTCAGAGAATGGCTCCGTGATTCGATACCAGCCGATTTGCCCACCAACATTGGGTATATATAAAAACTGTCCATTCAACGCGGAAATGTTCCCCCTCGCCTGCTGCTTCTGCGCGTCGATGAGGGCCTGCGCTGCGTCGTAGCGGACCGCGCCCTGCACGGTGTCTGCCCCGATGTTCGCCCGGGCCTGCGCCTTCTGCGCGTCGGTGAGTGTCTGGGCCGCGTCGTAGCGGACGAAGTTGCTGGAACCGCCCACGGGGCCTTCCGGGCCTTGGAGGTTGCCGACATAACGCCAGTTGGAGATCGTTGGGTCATACATGTAAAACGCATACGGCGGCTCTGTGCCAACACCATAGGTGTCACCGGTCCCGGGAGACGGGACGGCTGCATTTAGTGCGGAAAGTGTTTCGTAGTAGCCAAGTACCATAAAGTTCTTTCCATCCGCGCCGTCGGCTCCCTTGGCTCCCCTTTTTCCCGCGGGCCCCTGCGGCCCTTTGATCGCGGTCAGAGACGTTAGCGTAAAAACGTAGACCCAATTCGCGGAGCCCTTGAGGTAGACTTTGCCGTAGTCCTCCGAGGATGTGTCGGTCGTCAGAATCAGCACAAACTGCCCCCGTGTGACGTCGGTCCCCGAAAAATCGCTGTTCATGGCTGAGACGCTGTCGTATTCCTTGGTGATGCCGATCGGCACACCCGCCGAGGCGAGCAGCGCGTCGATCTCCTCGCCGGAGTAGCCGGACATGTAATAGTTTTGCAGCTTGGAGAAAATCTCCTCCAAAACTGCGACTCTCTGTTCAATCGTCATTAGAATCACCTCACACGATGAAAAGTTTGTTCCGGCGGTCGAAAAACAGCCCGCCGCCACGCTGGACAAACGGCCAAGACCGTACTTGCCCGAATTTCCGGTAGTAGAGGATGATGCAGCCCGGTTTGCCGGAGCCACCCGTGCCAGCGGAGCCACCATCACCCCAGGCTCCGCTGCCTGAATACACACGAGGATTTTTCCCGGATGGGGAAAAAGATAGGTTAATTGTGCCAATTGCCCCCGCGCCGCCGCCGCCATGACCGCCGCCGCCACCGTCTCCATAGTTCTCACCATCTTTGCCATTGGCGCCATTTGCCCCTCTGCCTCCGGAAGAATAGCCTGCCTCGAGCGTCACGATACTTTGCGAGGGGTCGGTCTGATTAAATTGACCAGTCAAGTTGATCCAGAAGCCGCCGCCACTTTGACCGCCAAAAGAACCATGTGCTGCTCCGCCGCCGCCCCATCCACTGATTGATCCTTGCCCGGTGATTCCGTAGCTTGTATCTGTATCAGTTTTACCGCTCAACCCATAACCTCCACGGAAATTCCCCACTGCTTGACCATCGTTTCCAGGAGAGCCACCATTGCCGCCTTTCTTACCATCCGCACCTTTTCGCCCGAAGTAGGTTTGCGTGACAGTATCATAGTAGCCTGTATCTGACGATGTACCGTCTGCGCTGCTCAAACTTCCGAATGTGCTGTCGCCCGAATTGTCTGCTGCGGCATATTGGATTTTTTGCCCAGCGGTTACATTTATGGTTTCCTCTAAAATTTTGCCGCCGGAGCCACCGACGCCGCCATCACCCCCCAGCCCGGGAGAAGCAGCAGAAAAGGAACCAGAGGATCCATCTTTCATTTGCGAAGTCATAATGGAAGCATAGCCGTTGCTCCCATCTGTTCCGTCTTGACCTTTTCCGATCACGACCGCGCGGAGCTCCGTAACGCCCTCTGGCACGGTCCACTCGCCTGAGCCTGTGAGCAGCACGCGCCCGTCGTAGTATTCCGTGGTTTCCGGCTGCGGGGGAAGAAAGCCGACGAGCGCCGTCATTTCGCTCTTGAGTGTGCCGCTCATGGTCGTGTCAAGGCTCACGATGCACGCAGAGACCATCTTCTTATCGTAGGGGTGATAGACGCTGACCACGTGTCCGGGCTTCTCCTGCCCGCTTACAATGCCGTTGGTGATGGTCTCTCGGCACTTATAATAGTCTGCCAGCCTTTTGGCGACAGCGGAGGAATTGACAAGGGAGACGAGCGTGGCGTCCGTGACGGACTTGACGTTTTCCGCCGCGTTCTCTGTGACGGTTTGCGTCACAAGACGCGTGTTGTGGATGTACGTCTTGCCCTTGAGCGAGCCGGAGCCGGAGGAGATTTTGGCGTAGTTTGCGCCACTCTCCAAAATGGTGAAGCCTGTCGCGGTGAGTGAGTGCATCGGCTCGGAGAAGGTGATAATATCTCCTTGCTGAGATGTACCGGAAAACAGCTCCTTTTCGTTGGTTCCCGCGATGTACTGATGCTCTGTGACGGTAACGGCGGAGATGGGCTTTTCGGTCTCTACACTCCCGTCAAAATACATTCGCGTTTCGCCTATCGAGGAGGAAACTCCATCCCATAGCGGTTCTACTCGCAGCACACCGTTGTTGTCCGTGGTCAGCGCCGCGCCAATGGCATACAGCACTTGTGCCAGATTGTTCCGCGCCGAGCTTTCCGGCGGCTTACAATATGGAAGCCAGCCGTAGAGCTTGGTATCAGCAAAGACAGTCTTTACGAGGATGGGGATATTCCCGCAGATTTCGTTCACCACTTCCTTTACCGTCTGACCGGTATAGATCCCGCCGACGTGCAAACGCTTCATCAGCAGGCCCATCGCGGAGTCCGCCGAAATGGTATACTTATCACCGCCGATCCGCTTGATGCTCTGCACATAATAAGTGCTTCGCAAAAGGTTCTCGCGGTAATACTGCAGCGGCGCGTTTTCCGTGAATACGACGATGTTCTTGTCGCTGCACTTCACCTCAAGCTCGATGGTGTCCGCCTGCAGCTCGTCGGCAATCAAAGACGTGATCTGGTATTCGTTCCCGCTTCGCAGCGTTTCGTCATCGTCGGAAAAGATGTAAGATGCATAAACGATTTTGTTTTTTGCCATGCCTTACCTCCTTTGCGGCGATTTTGCAACAAATTGGATTGTAAGACCTCGCCAATAGTTTTTGCCGCCTGCAATGCGGGAAATACTGTCTTGGCCCTCGGTCACATACGCCTGAAAGGTCAGTGTGCTCTGCCCATACGGAAACACGACCGTGTGGAAGTTGATCGGAGCGCTCAACACCTCGTAGAGCTGGTCGTATTCCGCAAGGCTCGCGCTTCGCGCATCGATCTGAAGCTCGTAGTTGTAAAACGTGCCGATGATGTCTCGCTCCATATCGCCGGAAAGCACACGGCCGGCGTTTTTCCCGTCTAGGACTTTGAAAGACCGTTTTAAGCCGCCTACCGGAACGGTGACGTTGTAGGCCGTCCCGTCGATTGTGAATGGTGCATTCATAAAGTGCTCCCTCCGATCGCAGGCCCGCGGCGCTGCCGCTCCACTTCGATCTGCGGGTAGATCGTCCGGACAAACTGCGCCATTGTGGTGTTGCCCTTGAAATTCACGGTCACGTCGCCGCCGAAGTCGGATTCCGCCAAAGCCTGCTTGAACATCTGCAGCATCGTAGCCGCAGGAGTCTCAATGTTCATGCCGCTCCTCTGGTCACCGAGCACAGCCAGAAACTCGTTGTTGGGCGAGATCACTGCGCCATTTGCAAGGTGCGGATAGGCATCCATCAAGCTCTGCGGCGCAGCCGCGTATGTACGCGCTCCGCCGCCGGTGAAGGTTTCCAGAACGGCAGTGCCGAAACCGGAAAAGGCTCTTCCCAAGAAATCGGAAAGCGCATTTGCCGCCTCCGAGATCAATTCGATAATGCTTGAAAGCGTATCGCCCAACCACTCGATCGCGGAGCCAAGGGCTTGTATCGCATCGATCAGCACACTTCCCAAAAACTCGGCGATCGGTTTGACGATCTCCCATATGGCGCTGAAAAGGTCAAACACTGACTGGAGGATGGGCGTAAGCGCTTTGAAGACAGAGCCGAGCAAATTGACCGCTGCGGGAGCCGCCTCTTCGATCGTCCACTTGGCAAGAGGAAGCAGGATGTTCTCCCACGCCCAAGACAGCCCGCCGAGCAAAACGTCGACCAAAGGTTCAAACACTTCCAGCAGTGAGCGGAATGCGGTCACGATCGGCTCAAGGTTCAACCCCTGTGCCCAATTCAATGTTGCCGCGCTGATCTCGTTGAAGAAGTCTAAGATATCCTGCACGACATCAAGGATCACATTCCAGATCGCGACGCCGTTCTTGTTGGCTTCCCACGTCTCGCGCAAGCGATTTGCCAGCTCGCCCACCGTGTTGTTGACGTTTGCAATGATACTCAGCAGCGTTTCCATGATCTGCACGCCGCTGCCGTCGTTCCACGCCTCACGAAATGCCTCTCCAATGCTGCGGAGTAGGTCCATGACCGACGTGAGTCGAAACGCAATGCTCTGGATCACCGCTTCGCCCGCGCCGGAGTTCCACGCCGTCGTAAACGCCGCTGCAATGTCCCCGATGATGCCGAGGATAGTCTGCAGGAGAAGCTGGAACGAATTGAGAACGGACAAGCCGGCGCCGCTCGTCCACACGTTTTTGAACGTCGCCCACAGAGAGGACGCGAGGTCTTTGAGTTTCTGGAACGCGCTTTTGGCCGCGTTGATGGTTGCCGTGCCGTACTGTTCCCAGCTTTTCTTGAATGGCTCCCAGAACGAAGAGAGACCGCCCGTGTCAAAGACTGTAGAGAAGTCCGTATCAAACTTTGGCGCAGTCTTGTTTTCTTCTTTGCTTACCTTTTCGATCGTGTCGAACGAGGCCAGAAACTTCTCGGCATTTTTTGCCGCCTTGCCGGTCGCCTCGGTCGCGTCGGCCTGCTCGTAAAGGGCTTTGGCATTTTCCTGCGCCTGCTTGGCGGTCGTTCCAAAGATGGAGGCTACAAACTGCGCCATCTGGGCCGTAAGCTGCTCCACCTTTTCGAGCATCGCCGTCAGAGCCGGTAAAACCGCCTCGTAGATCGGCTGGAACGCCGTGAGGAGATTGCTCTTGATGCCGCTGAGCGCCTTTGCAAAGTCGTCGTTAGCTGTCAGGTATTGCCCCATCTGCTGGGTCAGCTTGCGCAGAGCCTTGCTGATGACGTTGAACACCAACGCGCCAAGCACGATGGACTTTAAGCGTCTGCCGAATTTCTGCATGGAGCGGCTCGCCGTGTTCATGTCTTTGCTGCTCTTGCCGATGCAGCGCAGCTTGGCCAGAAGTGCAGCCGCGGCAAGCTTGGACTTGGTCAGTCCTGCCGCAATGCCAGTCTTAAGCTTTCCGCCGATGTTGCCGAGCACCGCACGGAGCTGCTCAAACTTGCTCGTGTAGCCGCCAGCCAAGTCGTTAATTGCCGCCCGGGTACCGCTTGCCTCCGCCTGCAGGCGTTCGAGCTTGCTCTCGGCAAGGGTAATGTCCTCCGCCAGATGCCGAGCCTCTGTCGTTGCTTCGGGGTTTCCTTTTAAGTCTGCGAGCCTTTGCTTTAAACCGTCTGCTTTTGCGTCGGCCTCTGCCAGTTTTTGTGCCAGCGTGTCGATCTGAGTTTGCGTCTGCGTATCTACTGAGCCGTTGGCCGCTTTGCTGATGTCCGCATATTCGCGGAGCTTCTGGTATTCCTGATCGAGTTTTTCCGCTTCTGCTTCGGCTTTTTTCAGCTCATCGGCCAGTTTTTTCGCGCCTTTTGGTTCCGCGTTTTCCGCAGTCAGCTCCGCATATTTTTCTTTTAGCCGATTGACCGCCGTCGCCTGCTTGTCTACGCTTTCCGTTTGGCGGCGCAGCTTGGCATTGAGCTGGTCGAGCTTCTTTTTCGCTTTTTCGTCACTGACGATGGCTTCGATGCGAATGCTGCCGTCAGCTTGTGCCATAAGGGTTCACCCCTTTCCTGTTACTTGATCTGTGCCCAGAATTCGTCAATGGCTTCCTGCTCTTCCTTGGTAAATTTAACCGGCGGAGTGAGCTTCTTTTTCAGCCGCTCGTACTGTGCTTTCTGCTTGGGCTTCATGCCGCTCGTGTCCGTCCCGCGGATCTGGATCGCATGAGACAGCGCGGAATCTTCATCCACGCATCCCAAAAGCTCCATAAATTCAAACCAGTGCATTTTCTGCTTGTGGATGTCGATGCCAAAGCTCTTTCGAAACGAGGAGCAAATGCGGCCGGCGTCGAAGTCAAACCAAATGCATTGCTTTGCCTTGTCCGGTGCGTCCTGCGCCTCCGCTCCGCAACGCATAAACCACCCGAGGCCCTCCACCGCCGTCTCCAGCGGCGGAAGGCCCCGTCCGAAGAGGAGCGAAATAGCCGTGAACACACGGTCGTTTTCGCTCAAGTCTTCATCTTGCAGGCAAAGTGCGATCTGAATGCCAATCCGATAATCCGGCCGGATCAAAAAGCCGTTGTAGTCCTCTGGAAGATGGTCTAACAAAATGTCAAACACTCGATCCCCTCCGGCCGGCGCTATACTTGCTTATTGCTTCCACACGGTCTTTTTTGTACTCTTCTAAATAGGGAGTCAGAAGCGTAAAGAATTCGAGGAACATCTCAACGCCCGGAAGAATATTGCCAAAAACCTTGTGGCAAGTCTCCGCGCCGAAAAGGCCGTCTACCCGCTCCATCATGTACTTGTCAAACGCGACGATCACATCCATTGATCCGAGGATATCGTTGCTGTCCGTCTGGATCTCTGCCGCCTTTTTCTGCGCCTCATCGACCAAGGCATAGAAATTACGGAGGAATTGGTCATCGCCGACCGGAAGGAGGATGTATTCGCCCTCGTCGTTTACTTCAATGCGCTTTACGCCGTTCAGTCGAATCACATTTGCCATCTTGTTTCCCTCCTATCAGGCGGTCTTGGTAAAGGTGGGAGTACCGGACGTGATGGAGACCGTCCCGGGGATCGGGTCGCCCACATAGTTCAGCGTGTACTCCAACACGGGAGACTCACCGCCGTCGCCGCCGTAGGTGTCCACCTGAACAGAGACCTCCTGCACCTCTGCCGCGTAAGTAGCCGAAGCCTCAGAGCCGGTCTTGTCGTAAAGGTCGACGTTGAGGAGCCATGTGTGCGCGTCGCTCATGGTGGAGCGCTTGCGGCGCAGGCCGTTAACAAACTCGTACACCTCGTCACCCTTGGTGCATTTCTGCGAAATGGGCATGGTCGGCTGATAGCCGGTCAGCTCTGTCGTGGCAGATTCGGAAATAATGTCCTGCTCCGTCTCCGTCTGCGGGTTATATTCCGTGGACGCGCTGTCTACGTTTTTACCAACGCGCTTCCACGCTGCATCTGCGTAGTCCGCGGCTTTTGAAGTATCCAGAAAGTGTGCGATCGCGCTTCTTTTAATTTTTTCGATTGCCATAAATTAGTACCTCCGTATGAATTTGGTTGAATTGATTTGACATGGGAACCCCAATATGTTATGCTGTGCAAAGAAGGAGGGATCATGATGTATTGCCAGAATTGCGGAAAGCAAATTAACGAAACGCCTTGCCCTTACTGCGGATTTTCGGATAAGCAGAAGATCAAAATGCCGACATTCGAAAAGAAACAGCCAGCACCTCAAGAGCAGCCGCAAACTCCGCAGCCGACAGTTGTCTTGCAGAACACTAACGTGATCGGCGGGTACCTTACCGTTGGCCCAAAAAAGAAAGTCACAGCCCTTTTGCTCTGCATCTTCCTCGGTTTCCTTGGCGCTCACCGCTTTTATGTTGGCAAAACCGGATCGGGTGTTTTGTACCTTTGCACAGCCGGTCTTTTAGGCATCGGATGGGTCGTCGACATTTTTATCATTGCCGTTGGCGGTTTCCGCGATGTAAACGGCATGTTTTTGCAATGACCTTGCCGCTCCTTCGGGAGCGGCTTTTTATACCTCGACGTGGTATGTCATTTTCATCATGATCTGATGGTCTTCGTCGCCGTTTTCAAACACATCAAACATCACCGCCCTCGCAACCGGCTCGATGCTTACCACCGTGCGATTCCCCCCAATGTCTGGAAATTGTTTCTTTGCCCATTCCCCAATTGCATCCAGCACTTCGTCGGCCTTTAGCCGCTTATCTGTGCTGTTTCCAGGTTTGATACGGTAAATCAGCTTGAATTGATACTCCGTATCGTAGTTTCCGAGAATGTCATAATCAGGCGAATATGAGTTTTGAACCAGAGATAGAGCCATGCCTGGCGTATCTGCCGAAAGCTTGGATTCGTAATCAATCAATGCAACGGGTTTGTCTGGGTAAGTATTGAGCCAAACTAAGATTTTCCGATTTAAGTCATCCTGCTCCTGCTTAGAATAAAGCATGATCGGCTTTTCATTTAAACTCATGCCCCGCCGCCTTTCTCGCTACGCGCAACCATTTGCTTTCGTTTTCGGCCTTAGACGCTTCAAACCAGTGGTCGGTTGCCATGCCGTGATGGTCTTGCCGAAACACAAGGTTCCGGTCAGTCGCAACCTTTGTCCCGCCTTTTGGCGCATATGTACTGCCGGTGTTTGGGTCGACCATGACCTTGCCTTCATAGAGAAATCTTGCATAAGGTCCCGGATAAACAACAGCTCCGCCATCCACGTAGGCCCGATTGGATAGGCCTGCCGCAGCGCCAGACATCGGAACATAGGGAGCCGTGTCCTTCAAGATTTGCGTGGCAACCACAGTCTCGATTTTTTGACTTGCCCGATCAAGGAAGCCCTTTGGCGTTTTGATTTTTACGCGATATGCAATCATTTCACTTGCCTCCGCATTCCCAATGCTGCATATCTTCGCTGCCAAAGTCCATTGCGTCTACCTTTGTCAGATTCCAACAGTTATCCTGTGAAAGCGCCACATCTTCCTTGTCGGTGACAAACTCGCCCTTGATGAAAAACGTAACCCCACCGTTGCCGCTGACCGAAAGCGTCCACAGTCCGGTCTTATCCGTGGTACGGTAAAACTCCTGCGGCCCGACGTACTTCTTGGGCTTACCCGTCGCCCCGTCTATTGCTTCTACGGAAAATGGGATATACAGGTTGACCGCATCCGCGCCCTCTAACCCGGTCTTGCGCACATTCGCGCCCTTTGACGCTTCACACAGCACGCCGCGTAAAATCGTGACGTAGAGTTTGGTAACGTCTTTAAACGTTGCCGGGTCGGTTTCCTTGACGGAGTTGTAGATCGTTACAGTGTGGGGAGCGTACATTTGCAGTCACCTCCCCGATACAAAAGTCCGGTATGCGCCAGATACTCATTGCACAGGTTTGCAAGCATTTGTTTACTGGTGCTTACCGCATCCAGCACAGATTTTGCCGCTTCACCGCCGGTCGTGAGCGTGCGGGAATAGTTGCCTACCGATTCGCTCTTGGTTTCCGGGTCGCCTGCATTGGAAAGGCTTTTTGTCGCCGCCTTCTGCGCCGCATCCAGCAAAGCGTACTGGTCGATCAACGCACAGCAGCACATCTTTACCGCGTCCAAATCGGCGTGGCTTTCAGCTTTCCCCATCGTGTAGTAGTCGAGGAAGGAGCTGGCCCGAACAGCCAGACGCGGAAAATCTTCCTCGCTCACAGAACCCATATAGATTCCGGCGTAGTATGTATAATCAGCGTATGTCATACGGGTCAGCTCCTTTCAGATCAAGAAACGGTAACGGTAGCAGTGCCGGTCTTGGTGCCGTCCTGCTTGGACTTGGCCGTGACGGTGATACTGGTCTTAGTCTCAGCGGAGTCAATAGTCAGCAAGCCGTCTTCGCTGATCTTGGACTTCGTGCCATTCTGGCTCCATTCAACCTCACCGTTAATAATGCCCTCGCCGGTAACGGAAGCAGTAAACGCCTTGCTGTCGCCCTTTGCCATCGTCGCGGTAGCGGGCGAGACGGTAACAGTGGAGATGTCGCCACCCTTTCCGTACACGGAGAACGGGAACGGGTCAGCCTTATCCACGTTGTAAGCATTGACGGGATTCGCAATCTCCCAGCCGAGGCGCATGACCGCACGGAGAGCGACCATATCGTTCTGCATGAGGTTGTAAGTGATGGCCTTGGTGGTGGGGTCCTGAATAACACCCTCGGTGAAAATCTTGAACGTCATGTCCTGACGGATGGCGTAGACGAGCTGGCTCCAGTCACCGACGATCATCTGCGCCTGCGCAGGATCGAAAGCGCCGTTCATGGGGAAGTACATGTCCATGCCGTCAAGGCCATAGCGGGTAGCGCCCTGCATGTCGGACTTGAAAATGGGCTGGCCGGTGGTGTCCTTCAGCCCGCGCAGCTTGCCACGCATCTGGATGGCGGACATGACGCCGTTTGGGTTAAAGCCGTCCAGCTCGACCTTGGCGATCAGGCCGTTCTCGCCCATGATGTCGCTGAAAATGTCGGAGCTGATGGGCACACCGTTGCCGGCAGCGACAGCAGCCGGAACAACGCCAGTGCGCCAAGTGCTCGGCTTGTTCGTGCCAAACAGGATAGCCGCGTCGATGACCTTGCCGAAAGCTTCGGTCAGACGGGGCTTGACCTCGCCCCAAATGTCATAGTCCGCATCATCGAGAGCAGCCTCGGGAATGGGGACGATGACCGCGATCTCCTCGGCATACAGCTTCTTCTTGTCCCACGCCATCTTGGTGGTCTGCTTGAAGGCGTCGCCCGCGCCGCCGTCAGTGGCCTCGCCGTTGACGAAATACGCGGAGGGAAGCGCGTCGAGCACGTTGATGGTCTGCGTCTTACTGGACATATTCGCCAGTCTGCGGCCCATACGAAGAACGGCAGATTCGGCGATAGCGCCCTGCATGATTTCGCGGGTTACGGGTTCCGGGATAAGGCCGGAAAGTGCGGAACGATCAATACTTGCCATGTTGTAATCTCCTTTTCGTTACTTGAGTGCGCCGCGGATCAGATTGTTCATCGCGGCATTGGTATCTGTTTTCTTCTCGCCGCCGCCAACAGCGGCGGACCAGTCGATTTTTACGCCGTCTTGGAACGCGGACGGATCGGCGCTGACTTGCGCCTTGTGCCAGTCGTCAAACCCATCAAGCGCACCGTCCTTGATTTCAAGGTGCTTTGCTTTCAGGTCTGCCAAATATGCCTTTTCCGCAGCCTTAGAGCTGAATTTCACGCCCTTTTCAGCAAGCGTCTTACGGATCACATCTGCGTAGTCATAATCGGCGATCTTGGACTTGTAACTCTCGATCTCCTTTTTGAGCGCTTCCGTTTCCGCGCTGCCGTTCGCTGCAAACTGCTTGTTTTTTTCCACTTCCGCGTCCAGCTTGCTCTGAACAGTCGAAAGCGCCTTTGTGATTCGCCTGTCAAACTCCGCCTTATAGGTGGGGTCAGCCAGTATTTCATCAAAAGTCATAATTTCGTCTGCCATTTTTACTCTCCTTTTATTTCCACAGCGTCATTCCCCGCTGCGTATTACAAAATTCGGTTGCTTTTTTGACTTCTTCCCAGTTCAATACAGCACCTTCATTCTCTCTCGCTGCTCAGGCAGCCCTGCCGCCGCGCTGAACCCACGGTATTTGGCGTTCAGGCGGCGAAGTTTGATGTTGGCAACCGTGGCATCATCGGTCAGGTCAGCGGCTTTGTAAGCGTTCACAAGGCGTTTCTGCGCACGTATCTGGCGCTCTACACGGCGCTGCATTTGCGTTGCCTCGTATGCGGTATAGGTCTTCCCGTCAAAGGTGCAACCAAGCCCATCATCGATATGCTCAAGCTGCTCATCTGTATAGGTTCGCTCAGATACGCCCTCAACCCAAACGTTACGCCGGTGGCGGCAGTTGGCTCCTTCCAGACCATCCACGGCACCCAGACCGCACACCTCGTAGATGCTCGGGTAGATGTCCCCTGCGCGAATACTGTATACCTTGCCTTGCCAATCCTTATGGCTTGACCACGGGGACGACCCCGGTTTATCTCTCGCGCCAGCATGAGCGGAAACCTCGAAATACAGAGTTTCGAGATACTGCGCCGACTCCTCCGTATATTTAGCGCAAATTTGATTTACGCCAGTCATCACGGCTCTGCGCGCTGCCACATCAATTTGATCTCGATGCCCGCTCTCATAGTCAACTACCGTCAATCCGCTGTCCGCAAGCTGCTTTACTGCCGTCTTGATAGCTTGATTGTAGTTGATCGCGCCGCTCTGGATTTGCATTGTCGCGTTATCCAGCGCCCATTGGTATGCTTTGGCAGGTGACAGCATTGTGCGCCCAGCGTCCACTAAAAAGCCCATTGATCGCGTTATATTGCGCATTGTTTGCTTTGTCTGCTCGTATATTGCCCAAGTATCTTCTACGCTTACCAGCGTTTCCGGCTGCGTGATGTGCGCAAGGTCAATAAGCTCGGTGTAATACTTCTGGTTGCGTTCCACAACATCGTCAAGCAGCTCATTCAACTTCGTTTCACTGATACCGGAAGTTTTGCGAATTGCTTTCTCAATCTCTTTTAGGTCGATGCCATGTGAGCGAAGCACGCGAATGTCTTGCACGGTTACTTCGTTCAGTTGGTCTGACGCTTTGAGACGGGAGCAGATTTCTTCCAGCAGCGTGATTTCAAGCGCACGGAACAATTCTGTCAATTCTTCCGGCATTGCGTCAAGCAGGTCTGGGCTAAAAGGGTAAGGCCGCATACGCCGTCACCTCACTCAATCTCTTCTTCCGGCTCTTTTGTCATGGCCTGCATCTTCGGAAGCTCCGCCTTTGCGGTTTCCTCGTCCTCGTTTTTGTACGTCATGCGCATTTCATAATCGTTGAGGATCCCAGCAGACAAAAGCTGCATATCGCGCGCAAACTCAGCGTCTTTGTCCTGGAAAATACTGTCGTCAAAATCAATACTAATTTCAATATTTTCATCCAGTCCGGCGTTCATGGTCGTATTGCCCAGTCGGAGGAGAACCCTACAAAGTTCAACAAGCACCTGCTCCAAGATGATCTGGTGCTTTCCTCGCGTCTTTGCAAGCTCACTGTGCGTACTGATAACCTGCGTCGCAGTCGCCATTACGGCTTGGTCGATCTGATAAAAGTTCGTGCCAAAGCCGCACTTGCTCCCCAAGATATTAAGCGCGAACTGAACCCCGACACTTAACTTATCGGAGTTAAGTGTCATGTCGATTGGCTGAATAACCGCCCCATCGCTTACATCTTCTGGCATAACGTAGTACACAAGATCGTTTTCATCAAACGCCGGTGTACCATCAAGAAATTTACTCGCCGCAGGCTTAACCATAATGCGTTTTTTGCCCATCACGAACTCATTGATGTAAGCATCATAGGCAATATCGGCACCTTCGAGTGCATCGATAGCATTGGCATAAACCGAAATGCCGGTTGGAAGCAAATAGTTGAAGTTGTTCGCAATGTTAAGTCGGTCAATGACAAATTGACGCTTATCGCTTCCGGTATGTACAACAGGGGGGATGCGCTCAAAGCCCTTAACATTGGTCAGTGCTTCGTCTGCAAGTTGCTCATTATCATACCAATAAATACGGTTCTCAATGACGTATTCGCCGCTGTCCTCTTTGCGATGAATTTGCAGATAGAGGTAATCGCGCCCGCCCCTTGTAACTACAGAGGAAAACGCGCACTCGCTGATATATCCGTTCTGCCATGCCAGCGGGTAGATATTTTCGATGGTCACATAGTCCAGCACAATGCCGGAGGCGTTGCCTGGTACGATCTCGCCGCTCTCGTTGACCTCCTGCCCCACCACGCGGGGGATGTATGCCACCGTGCCAAGCGCGGACTTCATTTCCTGCATCTCGTTTGCCTTGACGGCAAAATTGTTCTCCGTCAAGATGCGGTCAATAAACTCCTGCTCCTTATTCCCTTCAAGCGTTATCTGCACTTTCTCGTTCATGAGCAGATTCGCCCAATCCTCGCACAGCTTCTTTCCCATTCCGAGGGAATACCGCTTGCAGTTGACCATGCTTTCACCGTTACGGACGCGGTAATTGTGGAAGCCCTTTACATTCCCTTGATACCAGCTTTTCCACTCCGCAACCTTGCTGTAAAACGATTCGGGGATCGTGGTATAGCCCAGCTCATTTAGTTTGATAATGACTGCATTACTCATGCGGTAACTCCTGTTCTATGCCCCGCCTGTTCAAGGGCTTTATAGTAAGGCTCCAGGGAATATTCCATAGCATCGAGGCTGTCAATGTCAGACGTGCCATCATCGAGGCGTTCGTCTTCAAATTTATCCGGGTCGTAAATTGCGGATTGCAGCGCATCAATAAGATGCGGGCAATTCCGTGATACTTTGAAGCGGCCCTGCTTCATCAAAAGGACCACAAGCATGATCCGATCTGTGATTTGCAGCTTTAGGGCGTTTTTAACCTGCGTGCCAAGCTGCTGCACCTGCGCCGTGTGAGCAAGGCCCCTGATCAGCACCGTTTCCGCGCTATCTGCTCGCGTCTGGCTATATCCGTACTTTGCCGTAACCATTTGAGTAAACGCAGCAAAGCTCCGATTTAACGCGTCAGGATCAATCGCTCCTTTAATGTATTCCTCTTCCAGCGCGACAACGCGATAGTCTTTTGTAATTCCTGTTGCCTGAAACTTTGTCGCTGATTTCGTCCCGCCAAAATCAACTCCAATAGAAATGATGGAGAACCTGGTACTGTTCTCCGCCGCCCATTGCAACGGATCACCAATCAGGTACTTTTCTGTGTTATTGGCAAAGTCCTTATAGACAACGCCTTCCGCAGCTACCCACAGGCCCCGTACATAGCGGTCATAGAAAATTCCTGCGTACATATTCTCGTAGCGCTCAAGCGTTTTCTCGCTCAAACCGGGGTTATCCCGCATCTCAAAATGCAGGTAAAGCGTATTCCGCTCACGATGCCGCTTGATCCACTCTTGATAGAACCAGTGCTGCGGACTTCCCGGGTTGCAGGAAAACCACAGCTTTGCCCCGTCTACCGAGCAACGCGCAAGTGCCTGTTCCACGAACGAGCGCGGCATCAGCACCACCTCGTCCAGCAGCACACCCGCCAGCGTGCGGCCTTGGATCAGCGTATAGCTTGCCTCGTCCTTTCCACCGAACACCTCAAAGTAATTCGTCACGGCGCCGCGCCGCACTTCCATAACCTTGTCGCCACGCCGCCAGCGGATGATATAGCGTTCCTTTGCAAGGCTCATCGCTGTGAACGGCACGATGATATTCTTGGTGCAGCTGTCCACCGTGCGGCCACACACGCCAAAACGCTGACCGCTGAAATTCTCCATCGCCCAGCGGACAAACGCCCACATCATAATGGAGGTCTTGCCGGAACGCACAGCACCATCGCAGATCAGCGCGTCATACTTGGAATAGGGGAAAGCAAGGATTTTCGCTTGCTTTGGGCTAATCATGTGGCATAAATACAACTACCATAGACGGAAATGGAGCAGAATTTTTACTCCCGCCAAATTTTAATCGTCCTCTAATAAACCGAATTTCCACATTGTTTCTTTTGTATATGTAATCGTGGAACCATTTTGTATCTGTTCTGGCAGGAAGTAGCATTACGACGGTAGACCCGCTAACGGATGCAAATAACGCTCGCCTCACCCATTGCCCGATGCCGCGCCCATATGGAGGATTACACCACACGGTTCCTTTCCACGGATGTTCCAGTCCGTCTTGTTCCTCCGTATAGAACTTGTCGCATTTTGCATTTTCTGGAGTTGCACACACATCAAGTGTAAATTGAAATTCATTATTCAGTTTATCAAACAAATCTTGTGGCGTTTCCCATAAGTCTGTTTTACTGGAAAACATTAATTCTGTATTCATGTATCACTCTCAAGCTCCTTTGCCATTTCCATTAAACTCTGACTAAGCGCGTCTTCCCTCACCGCGTCGGCAGGGCTGCCGCCGATCATCGCCCACTTGTCGATCAGTGTCCCCATTGCCGTTGTGATTTGGCTGAGATTCGCCGCCGCCAGCTTTTCGGGGTCGTTGAGCATTTCAAGCCCCTTGCCGATGAACGAACACACAAGGTCTTTGTGGTCGTTCATGTACTCCATCACATCGGCGGTGTTCTCTTCCTTTTTTTGCTCGCACTTTTCCACAATGTCGGCATTCGCCCGCACAAGGTTCTTAACCGTCGTTGCGGACACGCCGTTGATTTTCGCTGTGGCGCAATAGTTGTTTGTCTGCACATAGTCCGCCAGTATTTTCTTTTTCTGCCGGTCTGTCAGACGCGCAGCCATTGTCACCACCTCATTCTTTTTTTATCTCGCTATTCACAGGCCCCAGGCTCCAAAAACAATGAAAGTCATTACAATACCCGCAAGTCGCGGCAATGTCCTGGTGCTCTTTGTCCTTGTGCAGTTTGCATCCAACGGGCCCAGTAGTTACACGCTTACCGTCAACTACTACTGTGCCGTGTTTGACGTGAGTGCAGAAGTCACAGCATGGTGTGCAGTCTTTACCGCAGAGAATCATTTGCCATCCTCCAAAATCCCGCTGATTGTGTCAGCATTCGCCTTGATGATATCCATCACGATGTCGGACTGAATATTGTGCGCAAAAACGGCCTTGTCCGTCGCGTCTGCATTATAATAGCCGGTGAACACCGTGCCGTCTGCTTTTGTCGCTGCAAAGCAAATACAGCAAGGGTCAATCCCTGCGATAGTTGCTATGCTTTCTTCAAGCCATTTGGCGTATGGCTGCTTTGTAATATCGTCCACGTCATCCTCCTGTTTTGCTACCAGCCCCCGCCCCTTGGCCTTACATAGCAGACTTTACCCGCCCTAACGGGCTACAACGCCGCCCGCAATGGGCGTTATTCTTTTCACAGGCCCCGGCATTGCGCTCTGTTTGAATTGCTTACACAGCGGCCTAATCATACGATTGCCGCCACCACGCCACATCCATTGAACGCCTCGGCACTCGCGCAGAGTGCAGCAATGCCGGTATCCCACGGAACTTTTCAGCCCTGCGCCGGTATGTCGGTCGCATCCGTTTCTTCATTCATAGGCCGGAGCTAGCCAAATAATGATTATTCGACCTGCCGCTTTCATACAGCGCACAGGCAAGCCCCTTGTAGCGGTCTTGCCCTTCCGTGGTGCCGCAATGCGGTAGCATACATCTGGTACGGCATTGCAGTCCTGCCCTGCTTTAGCGCTTCGGGGAAAGTCCCCGTCACTCGCTGTGGTCTCCACTTACGGGGCACCTATGCCGTGTATGTGCAGTTCCCGCTTAGATTGTCACACGCTCATGCCCGCTTGAGGCCCCGCAAGCATTTCAAGCGCTTTCATCAGTCACGGCAAGGGGGACGCATCCCCACGCGCAGTTTTCAGCAGGCATTGTCATTCTCTGTGAGGCGTTCTGCGTACTCTCACATCATCCGGGAGCTACCCGGCCTCTCGTGCAGACGGCAGGGTTTGAACCTGCGGCATACCTCCCGGCGCGGTGCTCTACCGACTGAGCTACGTCTGCGTATGTCTCCCCTGGGCCACATCGTTGAGAGGTGCGGGGAGTCCTGTCTTGTGTGCGACCTCGGCGCCGAGGTCCATGTCTTGAATGCCGCGAGGGCGGTATGACCGCCCAGTCCTCGGATGGTGAGGTGCATACGAGCCACGGCATATTGCCCTCAACCGCCCGCCCCGAAGGGCGGGCTATCAAGGGAGGAGGAAACAGATGAAAAAGCAGAGGCGTGAAGAGCCTCGCCCTATCACGCCTCTATTTTCGCATAGGTTTTTCTTATTTTTCCCCTTAAAAGGGGAATTTTCAAAATTTTTTTAGATAATCGTCCACGGTCATTGGATTATCCGTCCGTCCAAGCAGATAATCGACCGATACCCCGAATTTATCGGCGATGCTTTCCAATGCGTCCGTTGTGGGCGTAGCCTCACCCGCCTCGTACCGCCTCACCGCGTCACGGTGCAGGCCGCACAATTCAGATAAGACATATTGCTTTATTCTCTTTCTTTCCCGTAAGCGCTTCAAACGCTCGGGAAACGCGTTCATGCCAGCACCTCCTCCGGTCGAAAACTCTCTTTGATCTCCTTGCCGTCTACCATGATCGCCACGGTCACATAGCGCCGCTGCGGATGGATGTACGTCACCACGCCGGTGCGGATCGGGTATAGCTTTTCGCCGCGCGCCTTTCCTGGGAACTCCTCCGGTACCGTCATAAAATGCGCCCGCACCTTGTCGCCTACTTTCATTCCGCACCTCCAAACGCTTCCTCGAACGTCAGGCCGCTCTCTCTGAGGATGCCTTTGATCACGTCAATGGTATGCTGATTGTTGCCCGACAGCCACCACCAGATGTTGCTTTTTGAAATACCTACCGCATCGGCAAGTTGGCGGCGCGTGTACTGCCGCTCGCAGAAAACCTTTTTCAGCGCCGGATAGACGCAATAGGGAAATTCGATCATTTTCTCCCAACCCTCCGTTTGTATCGGTCTTTTGACCTCTGAATGTAATTGATCGTCGCGCTTTCTTCGGCTATGCTGGCCGTTTCGTTGCTTTTTGCCTCTTTCTTTTCTTGCAGCCACGCAGCGTATCGTTCACAGGTCGAATGACAGCCGACATGCCGCTCCTGACAGTTAAAGCAGCTCATGTCATCCCACCTCGTACTGCGGACAGGCGAGCACGCAATAGCTCGTCTCGTAATGCTTCTTGCGTCGGTGATCGCTTTTTGTGTGCATTAAAATCCTTGTTCTGATCGCGTGCCACCCCTCGACCGGCTGCCACTTCAGCTCCAGCGTTTTCTTGTCGCATTCCGACCAAGGGCATTTCCCGCAGGCGTATTTGCACGACCAGCAAAGCGTCGAACTTTGTTCTGCCATTATACTTCCTCCACCCAGATGCCGAATCGCTCCAGCATCAGCTTTTTCTTGATGATATAGTCCTTTGTTTTAAAGCCCTTTGCGTCCTCTACAATCGTTTTTCCGTCACGGGTATAATACACAAAATCGGCTATGTATGTAACTGCCCTCACAGCGGCTCCTGTTGGCGTTCTCTGTGCCCCCACGAGCTTGTACGTTTGCTGTAGCTTCAAATCGTGTATTTCCCCCGCTTTCAGCAACAGCCGCAGCTCATCATAGCGGTCTGCCTCGTGCTTGCTGTCAAACGTAATTCCATGCCGCACGGTTTTGCGGTTGTGGTACTTTCCCGTTTTTTGAGCAAGTACCTTTTCAACCACCTGTTTTTGTGCCGCAGGCCCAAGACGTGTAAGGTCAGATGCCGTCAGGCTCATTTCCCCCTCCCGTCTGTCACCATGACCACGCGCACCTTGCCGAACTGCTCAAGCGCCATTGCTACGGCCTCCTTGGTCGCCAGTTTGTCGCCGTGGTCTTCGATGTCGATGATGATGCGGATCATGCGTCCTCCTTTCGTTTTCCACGGCTGCAATAGCCGTAAAATCCCATCACTTCGAGGTTAGTTGCTTCCCCGCAGAATCCGCATCGGGCGCAGTCTTTGCACCGAGTAACGACCTCCGGAAAGGCATTGCTGTCTCTCAGCCGTTTCGCCACAAAGGTTGCCCCACAATTCTCCGCGAAGGCGGCGGCCGTATCAGCGTCAATTAAGCGCATTGCTGTCACCTCCGTTCATCTTCGCGCCACAGTTAGGGCAGTAATCCGACAACAATTCAAACCCATTTACAAGCACTTGCGCCGCATCGTGGCAAACAGAGCACTCGTGCCTGTCTGGTGAGGGAACAAAGTTTCCTGCTTTTTCCCACGAAATCCACCGCCCATGCACCACGGGCGCAACGTCGGCGGCGGGAATATCATCAATCAGCTCTATTGCGTTCCAAAGTCCGTTACAAAAAATGTCTGCAAACGCATCCGCGGAGTACTGCTCTGTGCTATCTAAATCAACTCCATACACGTTTTCTGCGTATTTCTTGATTCGCGCAATTGCCGCTTCTCGCTTGATGTGTTCATCCATTGTCAGCCCTCCTCCACATAGCACCAGCTCTGCGGCGCGCGCTTGATCTGTAAACTCTCGTTTCCGCAAGTTCCGTTGTTTTCCCTGTGCATTGCGCAGCTTTCACAATACCAACTATTCGGGCATGCTCGGCGGAACTCGTTCAGGTCTTTCGGCGCATCGTAGATTTTCAGGCCGGAGATATGCCAGCCGTAGCCCTGGCAATGTCCAAGATAGCCGTGCAACTCATCGTCTGTCATAGCCACACGCAGGCCGCACTTTTCTTCGGCAGCTTGCTTGTAAACGGATAGTCCCCCGGCCTTAAAAATAAAATCCGTACTATCCTTGTCAATCTTGTAAATCCGGTCACAGGTAAACTCCCCAATGACCTTGCCCCATGAGCCACGCAGTCTGCGTGCGTCGTTGCCCTGTGAGCAATAGATATAGGCCTTAAACGGCGTTTCCAGCTTCGGCTTGGTCTTTCTGACTTCGATGGTCTTTTCGCCGCTGGCTATCTTCTCCACCCACTTGGGACGGATGCTCAGCATAACAGCCTTACTCATTCTTCATCGCCTCCAATGCTTTCTCCGCTTCCTCGCGGGTGAGGAACCGGAATGAATGTCCGCCGGTTGTTTTTCGATTCCCTTTGCAAACGGCAGAAACTTTTGTATCGTGTACCCCTACGCTTTTAGCTGCTTCTTTCACGCTATGGAAGATTGCCCCATCATCTCGAATTACAGACTTTTCCCACTTGTATGGCTCCATGTCAACTTGGATTTTGCGTTTTATCCTCATCCATACCGCTGATTCGCTGATTCCGATGCGCCTACTTGCTTCAGCCAGAGTTACCATTTTTCCGTTACACTCAACCATTACGTTTGACCGCTTATTTGACTGTTGCTCTGCCATAGTAGCCCATCTGCAATTCTCGGGTTCATAGCCCCTATTGACATCTATCCTGTCGATAGTCAGCCCTTTTTCGTACCCGTTCAAAACTCCCCATTCAAAAAACGAATCAGGGTTTGAAAGCCACTCTTCGCAAATTCCTATTCCTCTCGCGCCGTAATTCTTATATTCAGAGTTTTTCGGATTGTAGCATCGCTGCTTCATCCCGTTATATTTGCGAGCAAGAGTTCTTCTAATATCTCTATCCATGATTTTCCCCTTTTTCAAGCACCACCAGCCGACTGGCTCTGTCGGCCTCGGCCAGCTCGCGCAGGCGGGCAACGCCCTCCGGCTCCGCATCACGCATTACGATGTACCGTCCTTCCGCGTCTGCTCGTGCAAATTCGGCACAGCGTTCCGGCGTCAGCCTCGTGTCCTCATAGGCGGCGAGGCGATCCTTGAGGCGATTGCGGCAGTACAGCGCGGTGCAGTCGACCATCGGCTTACCATGCTTACCCGTCCAATCCGCTTCGCATTTCTCGCAGTCCATCATTGCCTGTCCATCGGTGTCTCGCTTCGTCAGTCGTTCCATCACTCCACCTCCTGCATCCAGAACTCGCGGCGGCAGTCAGAGCACACCAGATTTGTACAATTCCCGTATCTGTTCCGGCAATCAGCAGAAATGCGCTTTGGGCATAGCATCAAGCACCCGCATTTGTCAATTTCGGCCTCCGGATACTGCTCCAAAAACACGCTCTGCCGCGTCTTGCGCGGGTGCGCAGCAGCCCATTCCTCAACCGTAGCAACGGTTTGCTTGTAGTCATCGTCAGACGCATAGGTGGTGATTCCGCATCTATCCTTTTCACACGGGCAGCCCCTGCACGATCCACCAAAAGAACGGCACATCCTTTTTCTTTCTTTCAAAAATTCTAACGCTTCCATCTTCTTACCTCCTCCAACGACATCCGCTACAGGCCCCCTCATGGGCCAGCGTGTAGTTTCCGCATTTCAGGCACAGTTCGTTCCGCAGTGCGTCAATTTCTTTCGCCTGCGCCTCGATCAAATCAGCGGCTTCCGCCAGATCGTCGCACAGGGTAATGGGCGTTTCCTACTGGTTCCCCTCCGCCCATTCTGCGTGCTCACGCAGCGCATTTACGAGATCTTGACCGTTCATAATTCCCCTCCCAATTTCATAAAGCAGCCCCAAAAAGTCTGCGATTTTTTGCCGCCATGATGCCCGAAAAGGGGGCGTTCTCCGATTGCTGCCCAAACATCTGCAGCGGGGATTTGCGTTTCTGCCCACTTAAAAATCAGCACACCGTCCGGTTTTAATACGCGCATACACTCGCGGAATCCGTCATGCAGCATTTCGCGCCAATTCTCGCCGAGCTGCCCGTACTTCTTCCGCATCCACGCATTTTCACCGACGCACCGAAGATGCGGCGGGTCAAATACAACCAGCGCAAAAGAATTGTCCGGGAACGGAAGGTCCGTAAAATCGCATTGCACGTCGGGATGAATGACGCACGTTCTTTCCGAATCACGATTTGTGCTCTTCCATATCGCAGTACATTCTTCGTCTCGAATGTCGCAGTAAACCGCCGCTGGATGTTGTTTATCAAACCAGATTGTTCTTGATCCGCACGTTACATCGAGAATCTTTTTACCATCCAGTCCATTCACGAGGTTTGTATCTCTCATAATTCCTCCCCCCAATCTCCAATCATCGTTCCGCACCTGAAATGCGTCGCCAAGCTGTATGGTCTCGGGGAAATTGAGCTGCGTGGTCTGGATGGCGTACTTGTCGATCTCGGTTGCATAGTAGTCGGTAATCTCCGCGCCCAGCTTGTCCAGCGCGATATGGCCGCAGCTCATGCCATCGTACATGGACAGCACCTCCACCGGCTCCGTGGTCAGCCCTTCAAAGTGGCTCATAATGTGGGCGATCACGTCCACCGTCCATCCGTTGCCCAGCATCTTGTAGGCTTGGCTGTTGCTCACCGGGAAAACATACTCCTCCGGCACGGTTTGGAGGCGCTTGCACTCCGTCACGGTCAGCTTGCGAATGATGTAAAATCCGTCTGCCAGTTTAATGGGGTATGTCTTTCCTTTGATGGTGATCCGCCCGCCGCGAACCTCGTAAACTGGGATTTCTTTTCCGCCTGCCGCCTTAATTACAAACTGCCCTTTCCCGTCCGGGATAACGGGCACGGCATACAGGCCGGTGGCCGCACCGTCGGCCCCGCCGCCGTTCGGCCTTGCCTGCAGGGAAACGCTCTTGCCGTCGTTGCTGTAAAGGCGGCGGCTTTGGCTGGTGCCCAGTTCGCCGTCCTTGTTCGGCATGGCGCCGACGCGGACGGGGACGGCGATCATATTGTCTTTTTCCACGGTTGACAGGCAATTTGTTTTGCTCGGATCCTCGTTTACCTCGAAACGCTGGATCCGCTCGATCTCCTCGTTGTAATCGTCGCGGTGCCCCTGCTCGTTGATCCTGCGCCCCACGACGCGCCCAGCCACAGGGACGGCATAAAGCCCGGTTTTTGCGCCCAGGCCGCCGCCATTCCCGCAGAGGGTTACGCTTTTTGCGTCCGGGCTGTAAACACGGTATTGCTGGCTGTCAAAAGTCTGGTTCTTTGCGTCGTTCTCAATGGTTCCGATCCTCACTGGCTCCACCAGAACGTTATACGGGACGCCCTTGTGGGTGTTCGCCGTCACGCAGGCACTTTTTTCCTGCGTTGCGTCGTGGAAATAATCGAAATCAAAATGGTTCCGCCCGTCCTTGGTTTCGCGCACCATATAATCCATTTCTTTTTCAGTCAGCGGCTTAATGGCAACAGGTTCCGCCGCACCATTCCGCTGGTGTCTGGAAACCATGTCGTCCGCCGTGGTCCCGCCAGTTGTGGACAGCAGGGCATACCCTTTTTCTTTCCAGCAGACACCACTTTCCAGAATGTCGCGCAGTAGGATCCCGCGGTCCACCGGCTGCTCCACTGCCACTTGGCTGTATGTGCCGTCCGGGTTCCGTCTGCCCACCCAATACAGGCGCTGGCGGTTTTGTTCGCTCACCAGGGCGCTGTTAATCAGGACAGGCTCCACGCCTAACTCCGCCGTGATCTGCGCCCGGATAGCGGGCGACATGGATTTGTTATTCTCGTAGAGAAAATAGTCCGGTTTGTATTTGTCGCGGGCGATGCGGTAGTTTAAAAATAGCTCCCAGCCGATGCCTCTGGCCTCGGTCTCGCGGTTTTTGGTCTGCGCGATACTCCAGTGAGCTAAGTGCATGGAGACCCGCCGATAAGCAGTTTAACCATGCAAAACCACCTCCTCCGAATACCTAAATTTATATCCGCCGGTCGATTTATAACGGCGTTTCCCCTTGCAAACGCAAACGACCGTAGACGGGTTTACCCCCAGTGCTATAGCAGCCTCTTTTATGCTGCTCCACAGGTGAATTGGCTCCCCGTCCATAGATAACTGCCATACGGGGCGCTCCTTCGCCTTGTTTCGTGCCCTTGCTCCTTGTCCATAGGAGTTTTGACGGGACATATTAGCCCATTCCAGATTTGACAATCTGTTATTTGTCTTATCTTCATCCAGGTGATTTACAGTAAGAAGTCCGTTCGGATTTGGTATAAAAGTATTTGCAACCACCCTATGTAGAAGCAGACTTCTTGCAGTTCCGTCTTTAGATAGATGCACTCGAACATAGCCGTTTCGCTCAACTTTTTGTTTTAGGACCCGACCCGTTCTTGAATTTCGTACCTCTCCATTATCCGAAACCTCGTAGAATCCTTCATACCCCGAAATTGGTCTCCAGTGCGTGCAGGGCGAGCCGCCGATCAAAAGTTTCATGATTTCCTCCTCACAGGTATTCTTTCATCCACGCATTGTTTCCGGGCGTTGGATTGGAGTGGTTGCCCGTATCCTCGCGCTTTTCCCATGTTCGCACGGCGGCTTTCCAGTCCTTCATCGGATTCTTGCCTACCATCCAACCTTTGGATGCGTAGAAATCAAGAAACCGCTGCGGGTCTACGTTTGAGCCTCGTTCCCGAACATAAACCGAAACATCGTCCAAAGTGGGGGGAGTAAAGCGCCTCGCGCGCGTCTCTCCCTTGCTATCGTTAGATAGCAGGATATTGGTATCGGTTTTGGTTTCGGTTTTGGTTTCGGTATTGCCATTTTTGCCATTGGCAGGAATGGCTTTGCTATTTTTGCCATTGGCAAAGCTGCCTTTGCCATTTTGCCATCTGACGGCAGCGCCAGCTTTCCCTGCTTCGCTTCTCGCATCGGAAATCTCCGCGTATCTCGCCTTAAACCGATCCTCCTGCGCCATTACGCGATTGGTGTAAAATCTCTCATTGCCACAGAGCGCTATCTTCTCTCCCGTCATGCTGTATACCAGCAATGCCCGCGTTAGCCGACCGAACTCTGCATCGTTGAGGGCTTCCATCTCCTCTAAGTAGTCAAAGGGGAGGGCAGCATAATTTCTTGCCATATCGCCGCACCTACGCTTTCGGCTTTGCAAGCAGGGAAACCGTCGCACCGTATCGCGTCATGACTTCTGCGATATCGGTCGCGTCACTCTCGGACACTTCGGGCAAGACAATGACCGCCTTTTCGTGCGGTGAAACGATATGCACCTCGTATCTCATGCCGCACCTCCATCAAAACGGGAGGTCCCCGTCGTCCTCGACCTCGCTAAACTCGCCCGGGCTGCTTGATGCAGGGCTGTATGCGGCGGGTCCCTCCTGCGGCTTGCTGTCGGCAAAGTACACGCTATTAGCGATGATCTCGACCGAGCGGCGCTTATTGCCGTCCTTGTCGGTCCAGTCTCGCGCCTGCAAGCGACCGTCTATCACTACCTTGCGCCCCTTGGCGCAGTATTGCGCGGCAAACTCCGCCGTGCGCTCCCACGCAACCACATCAAACCAATCCGTTCCGGCATCCTTACCGTCGCGGTCGACGGCGATGGGAAAGCTGGTGACCGCCTTGCCGCTCTGCGTGCGGCGCAGCTCAAGGTCCTTTCCGATACGTCCCATGACGCTGATCCTGTTCAAGCTCATTTCAATTCCTCCCTGTTTTTTCTGTAAATCATGTTCTCCCGTGTCCAGCCGGGATATTTCGCTTTGAGATAGCCGACGATGCAGGCGTATAGCGCCGTCCTCTGCGGCCCCTCGTCAAAGGCTCGGTGGCAGGAGGGGCAGAGCGTTACGATGTTCTGCTCGATGCCTCTGCCGCCCTGTGAGCGCCGTATAACGTGCGCTACCGGCTCTCCGTTGTTCCGCCCGCATAGAATGCAGCGCCCGCCGTCGCGCTCGTATACGATCTCCTTGACGCTTTTAGGGATGGACGTGGCCTTTGTCTGCTTATGCATTCTTCACGCCGCCCCATTCCCGTTCGAGCTGATTGTCCAGCAGGCGTAATTGCAGTTTCATAGAGTTCACGGCTTCCTGCGCGGATTTGTAAAAGACCTCGGCACAGTCCCGCTCAAATCGAAGCCCTGCGATCTCGGCGCTGCCGCGGCAGACGTCGGAGATGATCGTGACCGGCGTTCCTCTGTCGCGCTCGGCGAGGTATTTCTTGGCAAGCGCAACGCGATAATCGCGCTCGGTCTCGGCGTATTTCATGCCACGCTTTTTGCATTCCGAAACCGCGATATCGAGCAAGCGGCTGCGGTCCTTGATCTCGTTCACAAGGTCATTCATTGGCTTTCCTCTTTTCCATGCAAGCCCAGCAGAGCGGCACACCGTATTTCTTCATCGCGCCTTTGGAGATGTCGCTCACACGATAGAGCTTGCCGTTAAAGGACTGCGGTGTGATCGGCTGCTTGCAGTCTTGGCAGGTGTAGTCAAACTGTTCCTTGTACGCCTGATTGAAGGATTCCATCTCGGCCTTGCTCGGCTTTTCCTTCTTCTCTTGTTGCTTGTACTCGTCCGTGTCCGCATCCTTCGTATCGTCGATGCAGAACAAGCCGTTTAGCGCGTACTTGCGGGCATAGCTCGATGCCGTTCCGGTGATTTGGCTCTCGTCCATACCGGTTTTTTTCTCCGGTTCGCGGGCGTAAGCCGTTGCAGTAACAGCGTTATCGCTCTCGCAGTCGTGGAGCTGCGCCTGCGCGGTCACATAAAAGCGACCGTTAACCTCGGTAATGCTATCGAGCAGAACGAGCGCGGTTTTGTGCTTCGCGCAAATCGGCTTGACCGCCTCAAGAATGTCCTCGCAACTCCGATATTTGTACTTGCCGAAGCTGTTAAACTGCCCTTTCGGGGCTTTCAGCTCTTGCTGGATTGCAGAGAGCTTTTCATAGATTCCAAGGTTCTCCATTTTCTGCTTCCTCCAAAGTAAGCGGGCAGTTTCGCCCGGTGTATTTGTCCGGCCACGGAATGACTTCATCCGTAAGCCCGCAGCGCTTGCTTGACCGTCTGTAAAACCGACAGGCTTCGCAGGCGATGTACGCCGTGCCTTTGCGGTCGATTGGGAAATAGGTCGTCACAGACGCTGTGCCTTTCAGGTAGCCGGAAGCGCCGTCATCCAGATTTGGCATCGTCTTCCACCTCCTCAAACCATTCCTCGCCGCAGTACGGGCAGACCGCCCGCTCGGCGTAATACCAGCCGTTTTCCCCGTCGAGGTTTTCACGCTCCATGTAGGTGCCTGGCTCCGTAAAAATCGCGTGACAGCTCTCGCATTGATACATCATAGCCGACCCGCCTTCTTCAAAAATTTCCGCTCGCCCTTTGTGCGTACCAAGATCGCCATCGCGCGGGAGTATTCGCCGCGGTAGTGACGCTCGATCTCGTCCGCATTGCGGGCGAGGAAGTAGCCCTTGCCCTCGCAGGCGTTGACGATAAATGGGCCGTCCTCCGTTTCCTCTCGTCGCGCTTCTTCGATGAGCTTGCGCACGGTGCGGTCCGGCAAGCCGAGCAAAGCGCATAGGGCGCCGCGCGTCATAGCATTGTCCTCGCCCTCGCCGAGAGCGGACAGCAAACGCAAAGCATCGTTTGTCATGGCGATACCTCCTTGTAAACATAAGCGGTTTGGACGCCAAACTCCCGCGCGGCCTGATGGTCGGCAAAGAATACGTCGATGCGGTTCTCCTTGATCGCGCCGCCGCAATCCTCGGCGGTGTATGTATGGCTCGTGCCGTCGGCAAAGTAGATCGTGACGGTGGAGCCGTAAGGGATCACGCGAGGGTCAACCGCGATCGTGCGGCCCTCCGTGGCAGTCGTGCCGGTCGCCGTGATGCCGTCGTCCTTGCCGCAGCACTTCGCGCAGGGGCAATAGGCGGTCAGCTTAAACTCGCCGAGCGGTTCGCCGATGTCGAGCACCGCGCATCCTTCTGCGGGCTCGTCCTCGCCGAAGAGCTTGTCCTCGATGACCGGCGGCTCGCCCTTGTATGGCTGCCCGGTGGTTTTGACCGTCAGCACCGCAAAGAGGATCAGAAGCGCCGCAAGGAACAGGCAGACGGCAGCGATGCGTGCCGAAGCGTCGGCCTTGCGCTGCTCGCGGGTGCGTCTGTCGCGCCTCATGCCCTGCCCTCCAGCTTGTCCAGCGCCCGCATAAACCAATGCGTCACGGTGCCGATGCCGATAAAGATAACCAGTGTGCTCATGACTTTTCTCCCTTCTTCTCGTTCGGCACAAGTCCGACAAACTCAAGGCCGCGACCGCGTGCATAAATCTCGCCAATGATCGTCCCCAGCTTTACGGGGTCAGGGGGCGTGACCCAGATAATCTTGTACTCGGGTTTTTTTCTCATTGCATTTTCCTTTCCCCTGTGTTACAATGAGCACAGGACACAATATCTGTGCTGAGATTTGTTCCTTCGCCCTGTTCGGTCTGGTACACCGAGCGGGGCATTTTTTACTGCCCATCGCTGGATTTTAGCAGCGCATCTACGGTAACGCCGTAGTGCTTTGCCAGCTTTTTGACTTGGCGCGGGTGAGGGCGGCACACGCTCTCTTTCCAGTTTTTGATCGACGTCTGCGATACGTCGATTTCTTTTGCAAGACGGTAATTCGTCTCGCCGCGCTCAGTTTGCAACCGAGCAAGGTTTTCAGGAAAACTCAATTTATCCTCTCCTTTCATTGCTGTTGTGCACCTCCTCCGCTCTGTAGTAAAATGGAGTACAGAAAGGAGGTGATCTCATGGATCCTATTAAGCGTTACGCGCTTGACATCGCAAAAGAAATCGTTGTCGCCAAAATGTCAAACTCTACCATTCACCCCAACAAAGAAAACGGAGTGCAAGTCGCTGATTTCTTCGAAGAAATCTATAAGCGCGTCTTAGCTTTATCCAAGTCGGAAAACTAACCACGTTCCAGATTCACCACCACCTGCGCGGCTGCTGCAAGGGCCTGCATCCCTTCGGCGGTCGCGCAGCCGTGTTCAGCCCACTTCTCAATAGCATTGAGCAACGTGTCCTCAAGGCGCTTTTCAGTCTCGGTCAATTTTTTCACCTCCAAAATTAGAGCATTCTATTGACAAATTGGAGCATTGGTGATACTCTAAGTTTGCAACAACTATATGTTTCTCACCAGCTCGATTTGTCGGGGTGGTTTGGTTTCTTATTACCTGTCCACGGTTTTTAGTATACTCCAGACTTGAGTATTTGTCAATAAAGACTTGACTGTTGGATTGCACAAGTATAGAGGGCTGAATTTATGCCATTTACTCAAAACTTCAATTATTGCATGGAGCAAAAGAAATACACCGCGTACAAGTTTGCAAAAATAATTGGCGCGAGTAACCAGGGCGTTTTGAATTGGCAGTCCGGAGAGTGCATTCCATATCCAAAGACCCGCCAGAAGATTGCCGACCATTTTGGCATCACGCTTGCCGAGCTGGATGGAGACGAGCTTCCCGTCCTGCCAAAAAAAGGCGAAGAAAAAGCCCTCGATCCGAAGACCAAGGGCGTGAAAAAAGCCCACGCCACAGAGGGCGAGGGCTATACAGATTTGCAGAAGGCCGCTATTCAGTTTGTGTTGTCATTGCCGCCGGAAAAGCTGGAGCGGTTTATAAAAATGGGCCGCGCGGCTTTTGAGGAAGAACAATGAAAGAAATCATCATTTCACTCGGCTGTGCTGCTATTTCCGGCATTGTCGCATGGATCGTTGCAAAGCAGGCGGCAAAGGCAGAAATAAAGAAGCTGCAAACAATATGGGCGCACGAAAAGGAAACGGCCTGCGATGCCGATTTTGACAAAATGGTATCTGCCGTTTCCCTTTACGCAAAATACCCGTCTCCGAATGATTTCCACGCCGCGACCGATGCCGTCGCCGTTTATCGGGCAAAGGCAACCGAGGAAATGGCGGTCGAGGTCGACAAACTCAGCGGATTGGTGGAGCGGTTCAACCCAAATTGCGACGCGATCTTGAAGCAGTTAAATGCCGTGATCGAGTGCAAGCGGAAAGCCAACGGTTAAAATGCGGCCTTTCCGGGTTCGCCCTCTTTCCAAAAGAGTTCAAGTTCCCCGGTAAACAGGTTTCGCGCCATTCGGTAAAGCTCGGTCATTGCGGTCTCGTGATCCATGTCGTCGCATTCCAGACCGATTTCATACTCGGCACCTTTTTGTTTACTGATCGCCCAAATTTTCATTTTAGAGCCTCCATGATTTTTTGAAGTTGTTCGTCGGATAACTTTTGGATTAAGTCAAAGGCTTCTGCCAGCATTTCTTGATACTTTATTGTATCACATTTTGCGTCGTTACACAACATCTTGCGTCCCTCCGTTTAGCTCTAAGGCTATTTTTTGCTCCTCCTCCGCGAGGATGCGCTCAATCAGCGCGAGCATTTCGTCTTTCTGCTTCGGCGTTAGGAGCAGATAAAGCGCCGCCGCCGCTTGCACCTGTGCGTCCATGCTTCGACCTCCTTTTCGGTATTCATACCTATTCCCACGACAGGGGTTTGCTGCACGGCGCTGTGCAACAATTAAGAAATATTGTGGAGCGGCGCGCAGCCGCAGGGTCACTTTTTATTTTACTATATGTCGATTATTGCACTTTGTGCAGTCGAAAATACAAAGCCAAAAGGTGGTGCGCCAAATGGCGAAGAGCAAAATCCCCGGCCTGTCTTTTAGCTGGAAACGTGCGCTCGGAATCACGAAGATGAAAAAGAAAATTTCAAAAGCAACTGGGATCCCAACGACCAAAGCAGGGCGGCAAAGAAAACTTGGCAAGCTCCTTGGTATGAAGTAAGGTTAGCCCTCGCCGCCTCTGCAACAACGGCGAGGGCTTTTTGCAGCCAGCGGGGAGCGGCCGCCGCTGCTTGTCTTTACCGTAGCCCACTTTGGCTTGGTAATTCAATGCCGAAGCCTTGCAATAAGGCAGCGTTCGACATGGCTCGACAAGACCTCATCTTGCGACTTTGCGGCGCGAAAATCGGAAAAAATTAAGGTGGCATAAATGAACATTCAAGAAGTGTGTAGAATCCGTAAAGAAGAATTGAAACTGACCTATCAGGAAATTTCAGACGATTCCGGCGTTCCGCTGTCCACCGTGCAGAACTTCTTTTCCAAGTTTTCTAAAGCTCCTTCCATCTACACCGTCGCGCCGATCTGCAAAGCGCTTGGAATATCGCTTGATGAAGCGTTCGGGATTTCCGAACACCTGACGCCGACCGAGGAAACCTTGCAAGCGCGGAATGATGAGCTGGAACGCCATGTTGACGCAAAGGCCGATACCATTGAGATCATGCGGCGCGGTGTCCATATCCGCAACGGCGCGATTGCTGTAATGTTTGTTATCATCGCTCTTCTCGCTGCGTGGTGCGTGTACATTGATTTTCATTGTATAGATTACGGATTTTGGAGGGGGATTCGATGAGAGTGGCATTGTATATCCGCGTCACGAGCGAGGAGCAGGCGCGGCATGGGCTGTCCCTGCAAGAGCAGCGTGACGCGCTGATAAGATATGCCAAAGCAAATAAAATGACCGTGGTTGGCATATATGAGGACGCGGGCATATCCGCGCGAAAACCGTACAAAAAGCGCCCTGCGCTCCTGCGGTTGCTGGACGATTGCAAAGCGGGGAAGATAGACACGATCTTGTTTATTAAACTCGATCGATGGTTTCGCAATGTCGCGGGATACTACGATGTGCAAACGCAGCTGGACAAATACGGCGTGACATGGCAAGCGACGGAAGAGGACTACGAGACGCGCACCGCGTCCGGGCGCTTGAAGGTCAACATCATGCTTTCCGTCGCGCAGGACGAGGCCGACCGAGCAAGCGAGCGAGTCAAATTTATCAATGACGGCAAGCGCGCAAAAGGCCAACCGGCAGGGTCAAAAGCACCTTTAGGGTATATTGTTAAGGACAGGCAATACCAGATTGATAACGACACGGTAGATGCCGCGCGAGATATGTTTGCGGCGTACATCAGACTGCAAAGCGTGCTTGGCGTAAAAAAGTATATGCTCGAGACGTGGGGCATTGACCGCGCGTATACCAAGTATGTAAACTATTTCCGAAACCGGCTTTATATCGGCGAGGTGTACGGCATCGAGAATGCTTGCCCCGCCCTGGTGAGCAAGCAGGATTTTGACATTGTAAATGACATCCTCCGTCAGCGGTCGCAGCGCTGCGCAGGGGTTGAGACAGATCGCGTTTATTTGTTCTCCGGCTTGTTGCATTGCAAAGAGTGTGGGAAAACGATGCAGTCGGAAACGGCAAAGCAGATTTATACCTACTACCGATGCCGGACGCGAATGCTTGACAACTCCGCGTGTCAGCACAAAAAGAGGATCCGCGAAGACGCGCTGGAAGATTACTTATTGCATGAGCTTGAGGGGATTGCCGAGCGAAACAATCGCTATTATAAAAAGGCAGAAAAAAAGCCCACGCAAAGCGCGGACGCAATACGAAAGAAAATGAGCAAGCTGAAAACTCTTTATCTGAATGATTTGATCGAGTTGGACGAATACAAGCGGGAGTATGCGAGCTTGAGAAAATCCCTTGAAGCAGTAGAGGAAAAGCCAAAGACGAACCTTGCTGCGCTCCGAAATGGACTTGCTGAATATGACACTTACTCCCGGGAAGAGAAAAAGGAATTCTGGACGCGCTTTATTCGGAGAATTGACGCAGATGACGACGGCGCGTTTTTTGTAACGCCACGTTAGGCATATTTGACCTTTGTGTTCCCGAAGGTAAATTATACCCAAAAGACACCCCCGTCGTAAGGCGGGGGTGTTCTCATTTTTCGAGCTTCCGCATTACGCTGTTGTACACGCGCTCGTTGACGATTTTAAGGCTGTCCATCAGCTCGTCCATGACCTCCCACGCTCTTGCCGGAGCCATGTCGGAGACGGCCTGCAAAAAATCGCTGTCGCCGTAGCTGCCTACCGTTTCAGGCGCATAGGTCTTGACCGGCGCCGGAGCTGCCGAGTACAGCATCGGCCTTTCCGGTTCTTTGGGCGCGTTTTGATTTTGGATGATGTACAACGCCGCCAGCTTCTGGTAATTAGGCCAGCTCGATTCCTCGGTTTCAAGCCGCGATATCCACAGATTGACCTCGTTTTCGTCGATCAAGGGGACGCACCCCCTTTATTCCTCCATCAGGCTTGCGGCACGCCGCAGCGCTTCCTTCACGCGGTCGTCGTCCGTCTCGCGCATCATGTCGTTGATCTGCTCGCGCAGGTGCTCCATGCTGTCGGCGCGGCTGTAGTGCCCGCGAACGTAATGCGTGCCGCGGCGAGCATAAGAGCTGCCCCTGCCGTAAGTGCCGCGCATATCGGCCTGCCAGTCGCCGCCGCGAGAATAATCACCGTCGCGGGAATAGTCTCCGTCGCGAGAGTAACCGTCGTCCTCCATCATCTCGATCTTGTCGATGTTCTTGATGGTGTCGGTCAGCTTGTGCGCGATCTCAAGGTCGCCCGCTCCCAGGTCGCCCTTGCGCGCCAGCTCATCGAGTTCTTCGCAAAGCATATTGCGAAGATCATACATTGCTTTCTTGCTCATGTCCATTCTCCTTTCAGCAAACTCTTGTGATAATCAAGTTAGCGTTGCTTACGTCGATGCTCTGCCCGCTTACGTTGCGGATAGACAGCGACGCGCAACAACCCTTTGTAACGTCAACGTACTCGGATGCAGCCACGTTAAAAAATGCCCCCGCCGCTGCGGGCGTCACCGTCGCAACGGAGGACGGGAGCGGCTCACCGTCAACCGCAATGGCAACGGAGATGGGGCCGGGGGTCCCGCCGGTGCTTACGGCAATATTGCCGATAAAGTCCACCTTATAGCGGACGCGGCACTGGGAGCAGTTGCCGCGAAGATTGAACAGTCCAGACCCAGCGCGATGAGTCACAAGCCCCCTTGCGCAGGGAATGGGCGTTTCAGTAAAAAGTGTGTTCTGATTTTCCGCCACAGTCTGAGTAGCAATAGCGGTATATTCAGGCATGTTGATGCTCCTTTCTGTGAAAATGTTAAAAATTATTTTTCTCTTGCTTTTTGGTTGTTCCCTATAATGACTGGAACCTCAAGGCATTCTTCATCCGTCCAACCGCTCCTTTTCCGATTTGCAAGAGTATGCGGCTTTATTCCTGTTATTTCTGCCCATTGCGCAATCGTTTTGGACTCTCCTTTGTATGTCAAAAACACATTTCTTCTCGTGTTATTGCTTTGGTCTTTAGGAGTAACCCATCGGCAATTATCAGGGGAATAGCCTTTGCTGTTGTCGACCCTGTCAATCGACAGCCCGATAGCGTATCCGTTTTGAGTTGCCCATTCATAGAAAGACAAGAACGAGCGGTTCCATTCATCATAAACGGAAATTCCAATAGCCCCATAAAGAGGATAGCTAATACAGGATTCTCGATTGCACCGCTCTTTCATTCCGTGCCAAATTGAGTGGAGCCTTTCACCGACTGCGTCCCCTTTATAAATTCGGCATCGCTCAGATGTGAGTTCGGACTGCAAGCAGCCACAAGATTTGGTTAGCCCTCTTCTTAAGCTCGCACCGTTTATAGATTTTACGTTGCCGCAATCGCATTTGCACACCCACTTAGTTGTCTTGCTTCTTTTGCAATTAAAGTCCTGCGACAAGACTAAAAGGCGTCCAAACCGCTTCCCTGTTAAATCAATAATATGTGACACATTCGTTTCCTCCCGTGTTTAATTAAGTTTAATTAAACTATACCACATTATTAACTTGATTTCAAGGGAATGTTGTGTTAAACTTAATTAAATTTTAGGAGGTGCATCATGGCCCAAAATGAATTGAAAACCAGAGTCCGATTTTCCACTACTATTAGTTTTGAAGCCGAAAGAGCGATAAAAGAGTATTCAAAGCAAACAAGCGTGCCTATTAGCAAAATCGTCGACAAGGCGATTATCCAGTATATAGAGGGGAAAGAAAACACTTGAAAAATACAGCGGCGAGGCAATAGCCCCGCCGCGTTGTTGTCAGTATCGGCACGGGGCCGAACAGTTCGGAAATTCCGAACAGCTGAATATTTGTTTTACTTTTTTGCCTCGGCAAGGCCCACCTTAAAGTCACCACGGTTGTTCTCCATCATTTCTGCCTTTAAGCAACCGCAGCTTTGGTTATGCCCGGTAGATAATTTGTTCCCATCGGTCACAACGATATTGCCGCAGTCACACACACACTCATATAGTGTTTGGCGATGTTTGCTCACTCCTGCGTATTTAATGACAGTAAGGCGGCCAAACTTTTGGCCAACAAGCGCATTACGGTTTCGCTCTTTTTTGGGGGCTGTAAATGCTTTCTCAACATCCCACCCCAACGAGAGCCTCCGATCTACCATAGACCTTGAAACGCCATAGAAATCGCACCACTGTTGAAAATTCTTGGTTTCTCCGTTTATAGTATAAAACCTACTGCTGCGCCTATTTTGGTTGTTCTCTGCGAGTGTAACCCATCTGCAATTATTGGGAGAATACCCGGAATCATTGTCAATTCGGTCAATGCATAGCCCGGGAATATACCCGTTGCCTATTGCCCAAGATACAAATGCTTCTGGATCGTTCAACCACTCATCGCAGATTGTAATTCCTCTTGCGCCCCAATCAGAGTAACGCTTATCATTTTTGTCGTAGCAGCGTTCTTTCATGTGGGAGAATGTTCGGATAAGCCTCTGCCGAACTGATATACCCATTTATATCACCTCGGCTACATTATATCACATGCAATCCGTGGGCGCAAGGTTTATTTTAACACCCGCAGCCGCAACAGGCAAACTGGTTGCAGCAATAGGGGTTCTGCACCGTGTAGGCAGGAATGGGAGAGGGGCGCAGCTGGGACACCAGATAGTTGTTCTGCGCGGCCTGAGATGCCGCCAGCTTCAGATTCTGATTCTCGGTCTGGAGGTCAGACAGCTTGCTCTGCGTCAGGAAGTCGAGGATGGCGCGGCTGTTCTGGTTGTTCGCGTCAATGATGTCGCGCGTGGCGTTCTGCACGGTGTTACGCGTGTCGCACGCCTGCGTCGCCATGTCGTAGCGCACCTGCGCGATAGCTGCACGGTTTTCGCAGCAACAATTAGCGGCCTGCATCTGCATGGCGTTGAGCTGCTGCATCAGCGCCGCCTGCTGGTTGCTGTGGGAAAGCTCGGCCTGTGCAAAGCCGTTTGCCATCGCCATGTTGGTGCCGTTGACAAGCTGCGCCTGCTGGTAAAACCCGTCGCAAAGGCCCTGATTTACACTGTCGATCTTGCGCTCGACATTGGCAAAATCAGAGGTCAGCACATAGCCGTCGACCACGCCGCCGCTGTTGCCGTTGTTCCCCCAGCCGCCATTTCCCCAACCGAGAAATGCGAAAAGGAACAAGATAATAATAAACCAGCTGCCTTCTCCGCCCCAGCCAAAGCCGCCGCCGTTGCTGGAATTTACGGGCGCAACAGGCATAGTGGCCTGAACGCCGCCGTCAGAAAGAGACATAGTATCACTCCTTTGAAAAATTTTTATTCATCAAATCGTGGCCACGATGTTGATTTATGTTGATGATTACTGCATCAGGTTTTGAAACTGCTTTGCCATCTGCTGTAGCTGGTTGAGCTGCTGCTGGTTCAGCCTACCGCTCTGCAAGAGCTTTTCGACCTCCGCTTTGGGGTCGCCATGAAAATTTGCCTTGAATT